GTTGAAGATCATAGACGAGGCAGCAAACGCTATGCTAGATGCTGCGGTGACGGGCACCTGGGTGCCAACATTTAAGTTGGGACCGATACTAATACTGTCTCCAGCAGGAAGTTGTTCGACCTGCCCTGATGTAGATAGCACCAGGGGCTTCCTGGTAGCCATTACAACAAGATGGTGTGGTCTACGTCAACCTCAAACTCGGTAGTGCTAAGTGCTTTACCGACCGGGGCGACATAATCTCCATCTGCTGTTGGAGCAGTCGAAGTCAGAGAACCAGCTGTAGTTGGGTCAAGCCAATACTTAGCACCTGCTGTGAGTCCACCGACTTGACCGGTGACAGCGTCCCATTCGCCAGTTGTGGCAGTTAGGATGCCAGTGGTGATTACTCCGCCAGAAGCTGCTGCGAGGACTGCTGTGTCAAAACACAGTCCAAGAACGTCCTTCGTAGCTGCTGCGTCTGCTTGTGCTAGATCAACTGAGCCAGCACCGTCTACATAAACAGCTTGGCCGATGACTCCTGCACTTGTATAGATCCGGTTCAAAATACCGGGATGTTCGATTGTGTCTCCAGCCTGAAGCTGTTGAATTTGGCCATTCGTAATGACCAGTGGTTTCTTTACCGCCACGATGCGCCCCTTATAATAAGATTGGTTGCGATATTTCTATGTCAAAGATTTCGGTGGTCGCTGCGCGTCCGACTCTGACTATTGATTCGCCTGTTAAAGATGGGGGAGTAGTCGTCATTCCTCCAGGAGTGTCTACGCTTAAAAAGTAAACCGATCCTGGAACTAACAAAGTGGTTCCAGTTATGGAAGTCCAGTCTGTCTTCGTCACTTGGCCTTCAGTAAGATAGAAGCCTGTCGCAGTTGCTAGCACGTCTTCCTGAGCGAATCCTATGGCTCCAGAGGTGCTTACTACGTCTCCTTGTGCGAGGTCGGCGTGACCGTCGCTAGGTATGTAAACTATCATACCTTGATCTGTATTGCTATCAAAGATAGCTTCAATCGGGGTGCTTCCACCAGAACCGGCTCCAGCCGTTCCAGCGTATACAAATGAGTCTACTATCAGGACAGTGTCGTTTACAAGACGGACACTCTCCAAGGGAGCAGACACTGTTTGTAGAAAAGAGATGGGATCTACGACAATCTCGTTAAAAAAATCACTTATGGGTTCAGTAAATGCTATACTGTGTGATATTCCGAGGTTGTAAATTGATCCTGCTAACGAAACTGTCTGTGACAGAAGCAAGTAATCACGCATAGCTTTAGTGGGCACTGGTGACGAGGCGTTAAACCCTGAGCCACAGTGCGTATGCGTGTTCATTACACTGCTACTGCACGTTGCCATTACCTATATGCCGTTACGTTGAGAATTGCGTTTCCAGCAGTTCCGATTACTTTGATGTTCGGGATGTTTCCTTCGCCAACATTCAGAATGTGGCACTCGCCAGCAGCGAGCAACATGCCCACAGAGGCTGTCGGATTGACACCATCCACACGGTAGCGTACATTGACAGCTTCCGCTTGGATCATTACCAATCCACCAAAACCTGGGACAGTCGCAGCGGAGTCAATATCTCCTGCCGCCATCTGAAAATAACCTGTCACAACTCTGGCCTGATCTACTTGTTTGATACCTGCCATGATTTCCTCATATAAAAGCCCCCACCTCCCACGAATGGGAGGCGAGGGGTTGGGGTTAAATACCTACAGGGTTAGCTGTAGACCGCTACTGCGAGACGGTCGTCGAGGACCGCAACTCCACACAAAAGATCGAAAGTCACGCGCATACCTTGCACGGTCGAATCGTACTGCATGGTAACTCGCATGGACAACCCTTCAAAGGAAGCCACGAAGCTACGAGCACCGGTGTCCGCAGGAACCATCACGAGAGGACGATTCACGAGGGCCACAGCATCGCGTGTGAACGCGAGGTTGTAACCACCAGCAGGACCGTAGAATACCGCGTCACCATCGGTGAGGGCAGACGACAGAGGACGATCCAAGAGGACCGAAGACTCAGTCGTGCTAACGACCGTCACAGCAATGACCGTGTACGAGTGCGAGGACGCACCAGTACCGAACGTGATCAACTGTCCCAACTGAGGACCTTTGTTCGCGTCGTGACCATCGACAACGATTTCCTTGGACCAACCAGCAACGTAGCCAGCACCCAAGTCAACTTCACCTTGACGATAAATCGTCGCAGTTGCACCGGCACCGACAGCGTCACGAAGACCTTCTGTCAGAGTCAGATCCACAGGATCATTGCTGATCGCGGAGATCCGATAAGGCTTGCCTTCGCCACCGAACACGACGTAGCAACCGACAGTGATGTCAGCAGCAGCGGCGATGGTAGTTTCAACAGTGGTGTCGCCAGCGGCTTCAGCGTTGTCAGTAACACCAGCGGTGAGCTGGGCACTAGCAGAAGCAACGTAAGGCACGTTCTGGTCCATGTAGGAATCCATGCCGTAAACCGAACCGAGGCTCGCAGTACGGAGGGAAGTTCCAGCATCGCCACGCTTCTCAGCGGAGACGAACAAGTCGGCACCGAGAGCAGCTTTCTGGGCGCGAGGGCCAAGAACCAAGTTACGACCGGCTTTAGGGGCACGGTTGATGTCCAACGCGGTGTTGGCATCGAGAACGAAATCGTCCGCGTTAGTCGCGTCCATTTCGCCAAGACGGCCTTCCTCGTAAGTCGTGAGACGAGCGACCTGACCACAGAGGATCTGGTCAACCTTCTCAGCGAGTTCACGAGCAGCAGGCTCCAGGTAACGCTCGACGAGGTTCGGCAGGGCCTTGCTCATCTCGCCATCTTTGATGACGAACGTAACGTGAATGTGCTGATCCAGAGGCACTGGAATGTTGGGGCTGGTGGCATCCTGCTCGGTGACCGAGTCGGAGTCCGTCTTTCGCTTACCACTGAAGTCAGCAGGACGCGAGGTGTTGACAACGTCACCGAAGTTGGCGACCATGTCGTTGTAGTCACGGTTCACGAGGTTACCCATGACCATGTTCGACTGAAGGACACGCAAAGCTTCACGCAAATTGTTACTCGCTCCTTCAAGCGGGGTCGATCATTTCTGCCAACCTCTACATATCGCTATGCAGATCAGACTCTATCTTCACCCATGAATTTTACAATAGAATCTATTCGATTCTTATGTTCATCACTCTCATCTCTAAGTAACCAATTACAAGGTTTACAAACAATACCACGGACTATGATTCCATCATTAGTATCTAAGTGGTGTATACATGCTTTATAATATTCGCCAAATTTTGTGCCACAGCATTGGCAATTGGTTTCAGCATATAATTGTTTGGCTTGCTCGTATGTGATTTTATATCTTTGAGAAGCCTTAATGTATCGACGACACTGTTTGCAAGTATGAGACTTTTGTTTGTTACCAGTAAACCATTCTGTAGGTCTTCTGGTTTTACATTGATTGCAGATTCGCAAACCGTCTCGCGTATCGGCAACCCATCTCTTCTTTGCGGCGTCGTAAATATACCCTGGTTCTTGAGAGTGCTTCAGTGGGGCTGAGCGTATAGTCGTTGAGGATTCTTGATTCACTTCTTGTGTCATGTCAAGTCTTTCCTGCTGATTGTCTCCACGTTTGAATTTTCACTGCCTTCCAAGGCGAGTATCAAACGATACTGAGAGGTTCCAGCATTTAGCTCAGTTGAATATACTTTGTTGCCAAAGTAGTGGACCCATGTGGTTAAGCCCAAAGCTCGGGAATCAGCGCGTCATTGTCGTTTGCGAAGTAGGATACTTCGAGAACGCAATAAAGAGGGTTCATGTTTGTTTCTCCATGAGAAAAAAGTTAAAAGAAAAGTTTTGAGTTTGACCCGCTCCCGGTAGTAAACATCGAACCTGTGTTTTAAGTCCTCAGTAGACTCTGGTCGCATGGGCACGGTAGCAACCTTGAATTGATAGGGAGGGCGGTTATGGATTCCGCCCTCCCAGAGTGGTTTAAGACTTCAGCGGAGGAAGGCCCAAGCGAGCGCGGCCTTCTGCCGTCTTCGCCATTGCCATGTAATCTTCCGTGCTGATTCGCTGTTGATTGACAGGACCAGTGGCGAAGTTATCCGCACCCCCGGCATTAGTGCCGCCGAGTCCCTTAGCCATGTTCTGTTGGAACAAGTTAGGGTTGGTCTCTTTCATCATCTCAACAACTTCGTTAGGTGACTTCAACACCATCGTGATTTCTTTGGTGTCTGGGTTAGTCACTTGCCATTCGATCTTTGGCACAAGACGGCCAGTCTTCTCTCCCAGGGAGTCGAGTTCCTCGACAACCTTGGACTTAGGGCCTAGATGAGCGATGAAGTCGTCGGCTTTGAAGCCGCCCTTTTCAACCGCTGCGTCAGAGATAGCACGATGGATCGTACTGGTCTCATAAAGGTCCTGGTAATACTGCCGTCCCTTGTTCGCTTCTTCCAAGTCAGTTTCGTACTTGGTCTGTTGTTCCTTCTTTTCATGCTCAAGCTGTTGCTCTTTTGTCCGCATCTCGACCTGGACTGCTTTGAGGTCCTTTTCGAGTTTGGAACGAGCATCTTTGGTGAGCGATGTTTGTTCGAGAAGTTCGGTGTAAGTCGTTTCCAAAGTTGTCAACTTTTCGTTGAGGGCCTTAGTTCGGACACCCATCATCTTGTTGACTTCTTCTTGGGTGAACGTCTCTTTACCACCTTCTCCGCCGTCTTTAGCGGCTGCTTTGGCTGCTGCGGCTGCGGCTGCATCGCCACCGTCTCCACCGTCTCCACCGTCTCCGCCATCGCCTTCATTGTCAAAATACGTCAACTCAAACTCTCGATACAAAAACGTGTTCATCTTATCTCCTTTTTCCGCTCTTTTAGAGCGTTACCCGAGTCATTAAAAGCTGGACTCAGTGGCAGCGGTGTGAGCAGCCTTTGCTCAAATTATCTTTGGCCCATAAGGGTTGTAAGTTTGTGTAGTGGCAAGCCTCTAAGAACTCGTCTCGGTTAGTTAGGTCAAAACTTGCGAGAGGTCTCTTGTGGTCTATATGCCACTTGCCATAGTTGTCCCAAGTCATTCCCTCGGTGAACATCGATTGGAATCTTATTTTCAATTCTTCAATCGTGCATCCCAAATCTCTGACTGCGGAACCTTTCTTAGCATTGTTTTTAAGAGCAATAGATATTCTGGTCCTCAAATTACGCTTTAGTTTGTAACTCAAGTTAGTATCTGTTTGATTCTTATGGTACTCTCGACGATACAACTTTGCGGGTTCAGATTGTCTATATTTCTTCCGAACCTTTTTATAATTATCTGTTTGTTGATAATTTCTTTGGTTTTCCCTAGACTTTTTAGGGTTCAACCAACCAACAACTGTGCTTTTAGATACACCTAGATGGTTTCCTATTTTCTGATAAGACAAACCTTCTTCTCTCAAAGACTTTGCTTCTTTTATCTTAGATTCTCTTAGAGTCGAATTCATAGTGCTCCCGTAGGAAAGGCTTCAAAAGGTTGAAAGCCTGTGGACTCGGAATTAGGTGAGCCACATGCTCCAGATGATTCCCATCCCTGTTATAAGTTGTTCGGATATCTCCATAACCGGTGGCCTTCGTGGCCAATGCTTCCAGGTCCGCTTCTGGGTCTCTTCCCCTGAGCAGGGCCTTCGCTATCAAGTAGCAGGCGTGCTCGATCTCTGTTGGAATCGTGCTGTTGTCTCCACGAGGAAACTCAAGTTCCTGTGCTAGTTCAGCAACACGAAGTGCTTCTTTATTGGCATCTGTGCAGAGGTCTGCTGTGTCTCCCAGAGCGGTGACTACAGCTTGCACTGTGTACTTCCTACCGACATAAGCAAACTGATCTATGAGGGAAGTGGCTTGATATAAAGCCTTCTGACGGTCTGCTACGGTTGCTTGGTCCCAATCGTAAGCATGTAGACGACTGTCGAAAAACGCATTCCCACCATTAACAGTTCCATAGTTACTCATCGTCGTCGTCCTTCTGTTCTTCGGAAGCGGTCTTGTCACCGACACCTTGTTCGGGGATTCCACGAGACGCTGGGTTCTTTAGTGCAGGTCCTTGACCAGGAGGCATCACAGGAGTCTGGGCTTCCTGAATAAGTTTCAGCTTCTCAGCATGATCCTTCTTAGCCTTAGCCACTTCGCCCTTACGGACACCGATAGCTTCACTGGCAAGTTCGTCTCCCATCAGGCCAGCTTCCTTAGCCGCAATTACGTCATCGAGCAAGGAGGTTGTGTAACCAGCAGCGTCAATCTCTTGTAAGATGGAACTAATTTCATCGACACTTTGCTTCCCAGACATTAACATAGAGATCACCATCTTGGCGATAGACTTCTTTGCTTTGGTTCCTGGGATGCGATCTGCAAGTTCCAGCATCGACTTAGCTTTGTCGATTCGTTCTTGGTCCTCTTTGAGGATATACCGAGAAGGGTACGATACCGTGGCCACTTTAGGGGCCTTCGGGTTCTCGTACATAGCCCAGTATCGGGAGATAGCTTGTTCGCCCTGCTGTAAGATCAATCCGATAAATGAAAGTCCAGCTTCAAGACCCTGGCTCGACAGTTTTTTCGCCTCAGCCGACTCAGTCCTAGAACCAGACTTGTTTGTGACCGCTAGGTTGATCAACTTTCTGATATCATCTTCCAACTTCTCTTGCAGCTGCATTGAAGCCAACAGAGGAGCAGTCGGAGGAGCGATGTAATCCGGTCGATCCATCCCAGTATCATAATAGCGTCCTGTGCCAGCACCGTGTTTTTCTTCTTGGTTTTGAGCGGGTTGGCTGCCTGGAGTCGCTGACTGAGCAGTCGTCTTGAGGTGAGCACCAGCAGTGCGCATCTCCTGTTGAATTGTAAGGAATGGGACGTTGGACTTTAAGGCCCAGTTCACGTCTCCACTCACTAAGTTGAGAAGGGCCTTCTGGTAGCTCGACACGTCCGATAGGAGGGAGTCTCCAATATCCAACATAACAAACGGAATGACCTTTACCCCGAGGGCAATCTCTCCACCTGGGAGAGACTCTTCGTGCATAATGATTTTTTCGTCTTTGTCGTAGAACCGACACCACACTTGGCCTTCATCATCTTTCCAAACCAAACGGAAACGAATTTCTCTACCAGCTGGTAGCTCGATGCCGCCAAACACAGTGTTGAAACTGATAGCATTATCACGAAGTAGTACAGCTTTGAATGTGCCGTCTTCAGCTTGGTGATCTAAAGTCCATGACAAGATATCTTCGATCCTGTAGTGGTACAGATAAGGAGAGCGGGCCTCCTCTGCCATCGTGGTAGGCACCTTGCTTGGTGCATCTACAAAGACTCCAACTCTACCCATAATAAGCAGCTCGGTTAGAACGTCAATACCGATGAAAGAGTTCATAGAAGAACCATTTCGATCTACTCCAGCGTCTTCTCCAGCTACAGCTTTGTCATACTTCGTGCTGCCGCCTACTCTTGAAATCTCTTCCAGACGTTGGAAGATACTATTCCTAACGTCCAGAATTGCAGCTTTGGCAAAAGTAGGGATAGGGGTGCAGGCTTTACGGTTGGCAAAGTCTGGATTGGTTTCCCTGTCCGAGAACTTCATCAAATACTGATTCAGGTAGTCTTCTCCGCCACGAAAAGTATCCCGCCATTCTGCCCAGAGAATCGAAGAATACAAATAGTCCGGGTGACGTATACCTGAGATGCTCAGGGAAGTATTTGTATGTGCCATTATTGATTGATTTCTGATAGTAGTTCTGGGGAATATCTAAGTAGCACTTGTACCGCGTGATTTACTTTGTCTACTACTCTCTGTCCACATGGTTGTGATGTATTCCACAACTCTAGGTTTTCTATTCTGTTATCGCTCCTCACTCCATTGATATGGTGGACATTTTCGTGCTTAGTCAAATATCTACCAAGTTTCTCTTCCATAACCAAACGGTGTTCTAAGACATAATGATTCACTAGGTGAGGGTGTTCTCTGGATAACACTTCGATATAACCACCGGAGTTTTTTCTCTTGCCGCCCTTCCAATTAGGCCTTTTCTCACCTAATCTTTTCTTACTACATCCACAAGTCTTGATCTCACCTGCCCTTAGTTTGTAGGACCGCACTACTGCCTCAGACCCACATTCGCACTTACACAACCAAGTAGCATTTCCTGAATTAGAAGAACCTGACCTACTTAAAACCGTTAAATCACCATACTTATTCCCGGTCAAATCTTTTAGTGAGTTTGTGTGTGCCATGTTGATTCCTACTTACAGTCGTCGCACAGTTCGGCTTGTCCGCCGTTCATCTGAGCAAGAGGCATTCGTCGAGTACAACGAGCACAAGTCTTGTTCAACTTGATTCGGTCTCGTGACCGAAGGTCCTTGATAGCCGCTGGGGTCAGGCCTTGATCTTTTGGCTTTTGAACAGGTTCTGGAGCAGATCGAAAAACCAAATCGTCTATATCCGCAGAAACTTCTTCATCTAACAGATCGGGGTTGTGTCCCCACATAGTCGGGGTTTTGTGGTTAATTGGAGGGTTAGCCTCCAGATTCTTGTTCAGTTCTGCTGAGTCCTGGACTTTGATTTCCAACTCTTTACCTGGAGTGGTTACTGTGTTCAAACCTGAACCAGTTGTAGTCTCTTGGCCAGATTGTTCTCCTACTAGTTCGTTTTCTTTGCCTTCCTTGACAGCTTCAAGAACTTCGTCTTCAACCTGCTCTTTGTCCATCGGGGTGATTTCACTCTTCTTTGCATCACCTGCGATCTTGCGGAACTTGGCAAACTCGGAGTTGTCTTCCTTCATCTTCTCTCCTAAATGTTGTTGACACTCTCTCCAGGCCTGATAGAGCGACCGGTGCTCTTATTGTAGGCTTTGAGGTGTGCGACTTCTGTTAGAGTTAAAGCATGAGCCAAGTGATCGGCTCTATTGTTGAGAGTCACATAGACTGCTCGCGGTCTCCCAAACTCGTCCATCTCATAAGTTCGTGCCAACGCTTTTACGTGGTCTCGAAACACATGTGAAATGTCATTCGGGAGGGAAGTTTTTTGTTTGTGAAGCCTACCTAGACTCATGTCTAGGAACGACGTTCTGTCTACTGTCAGAGTGGAGACCCTATTGTCATCGAAGGCCTCTTTGACCTCGTTGCCGATTGTGCCTTTGCGGTATTGTACCACAGATGCGTAACCGTAGAATCGTCGGCAGAAGGCTTTAGCCAGAACTGTCTCTGGTTGGAAGTCCAAACAAGCGTATTGGACCTGCCACTCTGCCATCACTCTGTCTAAGATATCGAAATCTGATCCAGGCAACCTGATCGTTGTCAGAACCCTGCACAAACTGTTAATGTAAGGCTCATAACCTGGGTCTTGTTCGTACAAGTATTCTGCAATCACAATATCGAGATACATTCCGATATCGACACCCATCACGATCTGTCGAGTAGCGTCTACCGGTCTTGGATCGTCTGTTCGATGAGGGCCTAAACACGAATCGATGATGCCATCTGTTACCTTGGCACCCTCCATCAGGTGAGGTTCACCCAATATCTGATTCGTAAACTCTACTTTCGCTGAGTCACTGGATTCACCTTTGAAGTAGTCCACCACCAACTCGCCTGGGTTCATCGCCCAAGCATACATTTGGTTCAGGTGAAAGCTACGATGTCCGTGAGCCTTCGCTGTAGCCTCCCAAGCTGCATTTGCGAGCCACTCCGTTTTTGTTTCGTGAGGAAGTTTGCTGCCGCATTCGTTGCATTTGAGATATGATCTTTCGCAGTCTGGGTCCGTTGAGGACTCGCCGCAGATTTCGATGTTATCAGGCCAGAGCAGCTGTATTTTCTTACCGCAGCTAGGGCAGGGAAACATGAATCGTTCTTGTGTACCTAACAGGTACTGCACGTTAATGCCGTGCTCAGGGAGTGTGGGTGTGCTTAGTAGGAATAAGTGCTTGTTGACATGAGCCGCCATACGTTTGTGGACGAGCGCCAGAGCATTCTGGTTGCATCGGTCCCATTCGTCTACGACAGCCGTTCCGACTGGTACGGAAACGAGTCCTGACTCTGCAACAGAGCCTCTGATAAAGATGTTGGATCTATGGCTGGTAGTTTTGAGGCCCACGTTGTTGGTGCCAACAAACAGGTCTTTGAGTTCTGGCGAGAGCGCGACCATTTGGTCGAGTCTGGCTTTTGCAAAATCGCTTGCAAGGTTTGAGGTAGGGAGTACATACAACACGTCCGTTCTTACTTGGTCAACCATGAAGAGGGTCTTAATCAGGCCAGCGACACTGAAACCACTCTGAGAACACTTTTGCACCGTGACTTGAGGTAACCGGCAGTCAAGTATTTCTTTCTGCCAAGGGAACTTCTCAAAACTCAGTGGACCAAGATGTGGTTCTGGAGTCCACACTTTAGCAGAAGCCCACCTAGAACATGTTACTAATGAGTTTGATACTAGACGCTCCGAAATCCGTGTCGTCAACCGTTCTAGTGCGTCCATTTATTTTCCTTGAGAGCACAATATTAGAGTCGAACTAATGTCTGAAGTTTACAAAACTACGGTTTTACCATTAAACTAATCGTGCTTAGTGGCATTTGTCAAGATTCTACCGCTGAAGTGCTTCTGTGAAACACAAATCAGGTACGATCTGTGTTTCGTACTTTCCGACTGTCGCGTAAACTCCCATCCTGAGAGCAACAAAGTAAACCAACTTCGCAGGAATTTTATCTGCAATGAAGATGTAGAGTTTGTCTCGCATTATCGTAGCACCCAATCTCCCCGCCAGACCATTCGTGGGCCACGGTTCTG